TCAATATCACCTGCTGACATAGTAGGATTAACAGGTCAAGCAATGACTTCTGCAGTAGGTTCAATAACACCTGCGGATGTTATAGGAGTCACTGGTGTTTCTGCAACAACATCTATTGGAGATGTAAGTATTACTTCAAATCCTACTATTATACCAACTGGAGTTTCTGCAACAGTAAGTGTTGGATCAATTTCACCTGCTGATGTTATGGGATTAACAGGTCAAGCTATGACTTCTGCAGTAGGATCTTTAAGTCCTCCTGTTGTTATGGGATTAACAGGTGTTTCTGCAACAGCTTCTGTAGCTATATTTGGCACTTCAACAGGTTTTGGAATTCAAGCATATTCAAGCGTTGACACTGGTTCAAATTCATCGTATACAAATGTTGCAACTGGATCAAATACAAGTTATAGTGACGCTGCATAGGAGATAAAATTTATGGCATCAACATATACACCTTTAGGGGTAGAACTACAAGCAACTGGTGAAAACGCAGGAACTTGGGGAACAAAAACTAATACAAATTTACAAATTATAGAACAAATTTCTGGTGGATACATTTCAAAAAGTATTGCAGGTGGTGCACAAACTACAGCTTTATCTGTTTCTGATGGAGCAACAGGTGCAGAACTTTCACATAGAATGATCGAATTTACAGGTTCAATTACAGGTAATCAAATTGTAACAATACCTTTAGATGTTCAAAACTTTTATATTTTAAGAAATTCAACTTCAGGATCTTATACAGTTCAATTTAAATATGCATCTGGATCAGGAGATTCTTTTACTTTTTCAGCTACAGATAAAGGTGATAAAATTGTTTTTGCAACAGCAAACGATGGTACAAACCCTGATATAGATACACTAGCTATTGGAACAGGTATTTCTGCTGTTGTCGATGATACTACACCACAATTAGGTGGCAATTTAGATGTTAATGGAAATGATATTGTTTCTACTTCAAATGCAGATATTGATATTGTTCCAAATGGAACTGGTGATGTTGTTCTTTCAGCAGATACAGTAAAAGTTGGAGATAGTGGTGCAGCCGCTACTCTTACGTCAAATGGTGCAGGAGCACTAACTGTTACTACTGGAGGCGCTGCAGATCTAGTTTTAAGCACAAATAGCGGAACAAACTCTGGAACTGTTACTATTACAGATGCTGCTAATGGAGATATTACCGTAGCACCAAATGGAACAGGTAGAGCAAAAGTAACTAATGCAACATCAAGTTCAACACAAACTGTAACTACTGATGGAAAAGGTCTTGTCTTCTCCATGGTTTTCGGGTATTAATATAGAAGGAGATTATAAAAAATGGCAACACCAAATTTAGTAAATATCGCAACGATCACACCTAAAAACGCTATGGGCACTTTAGGGGATACTAACAGAACTACTATGATAGATGTTCCTGCGGAAACTGCAGTGAGAATCGATACAATATTATTAGCAAACATTGACGGAACTAATGCTGCAGATGTAACAGTAGAAATTAGTAATGACAATGGATCAACTTATTATAAAATCGCAAGTACAATTTCAGTGCCTGCAGATTCAACATTAGATTTAATTAATAGACCTATATATTTAGACGAAACAGATTTAATAGCTGTAACAGCTGGTGCTGCCAGTGATATAGCTTATCATGTTTCTTATGTAGAAATGGTTGATTAATAAATTTTAGGGAGGAAAGAAAACAATGCCAAGAATTATTAAACCAGCAGTTGGAAGTTTTACAGCATCAAACATCACAGTTGATTCATCTGGAAGAATTGTAGCTGCAAGTTCTGGTTCAGGAGCAGCTAACATGCTGAGAACTTTTACATCAAAAGATGATGGAACAGCTACATTTACAGCTCAACCTGGAACAAGTAAAATTCACGTTTATTTAAGAGGAGCCGGCGGCGGAGGCGGTGGCGGATCGTCCGGTGGACAATCTGGTGGCTCAGGTGGTCACGGCGGTTTTGGTTTTTTCAATATATCTGTAGCACAACCTTATGCAGTTCCTTTTACATTAGGAGCCGGTGGATCTGGTGGGTCAACAACCCCAAATGCTAATTCTGGAACAGCTGGAGCTGCTTCTAGTTTTAATACAAATTTAGTTGCAAATGGCGGCAATGGTGGAACTCATAGCCAGGGAACTCCCGCTCATGGAAGTAATGGAACAACTGCGAATGCAGATTTTAGTTATATAAATGGCACTGATTATGCAGTTTCTAATTCAAAATTATTTACACCGGAGGGCGTGGTTTCAGTAGCAGATGGAGAAGGAGGAACATCAACATATAATAATAGTCCTCAATATGGTACACCAGATCCTAGCGCTATGTCATTGAAAATAGGTGGCATGGGTGGAGCTTTTGGAACTGGGACGCAAACTACAACTCGTAGATCTGGAACAACCGGACAGGACGGAAGTATTGTGGTTTATGAGGATATAGGTTAATTTCATGGCTTATTTAATTTTTAAAAATGAAGAGGGCTTAGTTAGAACAGAGACTACTTTTTTAAAAGCAGCAAAAACAGAAGCTGACGCACAATCAGTCCATAATGGACATCTTTCCTCAGTGGAAATGATTAATATAACAGATGAGGAATATGATTCTTTTTTACGTGGGGATTTAAGTTTAAAAGTTATAAATGAAGTCCCTTCTTTTGAAAATAATGTTTGGCCAGATCCTGTTCCAGATGAGCATCTTATTCCAAATCAAGAAAATTTTGAAAATTTAATTAAAGATTGGAAAGAGAACTTAACTAAACTTATAAATAAAAGATCTACACATTCTCAAATAGGTAAAGTAACAAGCGCTCTTGATTTTATAACTAATTTAGATCCATCAAGTTTAACTTATCCAACATTAAGCATTGAAGATAGATTAAAAGCAGCGAATAAATTTATCGACTTACGTTGTATATAATAGTTTACTTTTTTTAAAAAAGATATATATTTTAAATAGAGTTATGAAAGATAATATTATAGAATTTTTATACCCTAAAAAAACTAAAGAATTTCTTGAAGAAATTTTTCCAGTAAAAGCGGTTCAAAATATACCTGACTGGTTTAAAGATATTAAAGAACATAATCATAAAAAAAGAACTATAAAGGGTTGTGTCCCTGTTCTAGATGCGTTTACAGCTGGTTATATTTTAAAAATGCCATCAGATTTTTACATTAATCATAATTATACTAACAAAGATAGAAAAGATACAGCCTGGAATTTTCCAATTAATAGGAATGATATTTTAAAAGAATTAAACTTAAATATAAATAATAATGATGCAGTTTGGCATGATATAGAACAATTAGGTGGAAAAAAAGGAGGGTGTCCTTTTGTTGAAAAAAATAAAAACTTACCTTTTTATAAAATACAATACCCTTTTAGAATTAAAACACCACCTGGTTATTCATGTTTATTTATTCCTCCATTAAATAACAAAGATGATAGGTTTGAAATTTTTTCAGGGATAGTTGATACGGACACTTACTATAATTATGTTAATTTTCCTATTTTATTAAATGGTGATAAATATCCTGTTTTGGAAACTGTTATTGAAAGGGGAACACCTTTTGCTCAAGTAATACCTTTTAAAAGAGAGTCTTGGAAAATGTCTATGAAAGAGGATAATTTAACAAAATCTCAAGCTGAGATATCAATAATGGGCAGATTTATACATAGTTATAAAAAATTATTTTGGAGTAAAAAATCATGGAAATAGATAAATTTATAAAAATATATGATGGAGGTTTTAAAATTGAAATAGTTGCTAGTTTAGTAAAATATGCAGCTAATAAAATTAAATTTATAGATGCTGAAGTTATAGGAACAGAACCAGGAGTTAGTCATAATAGAAAAGAAATTAGAAATACTCAATTATATAGTTTTTATGATGGCAGTTTAAGTTCAACTCACTGGGGTAACTATCTACGTCGTATTGTTTCTAACTACTATAACAATTATCAAAAAACATTTAATACTGAAGCTTTAAAAATTATATCATTAGATATTTTAAAATATGAAGTCGGAGGTTTTTATAAAATGCATTCAGACCACCATGTAAATATGCCAAGAACTTTAAGTGTAATTATATTTTTAAATAATGATTATGAAGGTGGTGAATTAAATTTTCATGACCCTGTTACTAATGAAATATATAAAACAATAAAACCATTTCCAGGTAGATGTATAATGTGGCCTTCTAATTTTATGTATCCACATTCTGTGTCACCTGTTACGAAAGGAACGCGTTATGCGATTGTTTCATGGCTAATTTAAATTGGAAATATAAAATAATACCTAAACTTTTAAACAAGTCTGAAGTAAAACTTACGCATGAATATTGTAAAGAGAGACATATACAAAATACTAATAATTTTGATGAAACACAAAATAATTGTGGTGACACTTTCTTTTATAAAGATTCTTTAATGCAAGTTTTTTTAAAAGATAAAAAGAAAATATTAGAAAAAAATATAGATTTAAAATTACATGAAACTTATTCTTTTTGGCGATGCTATACTTATGGTGCAGAATTAAGAAAACATAAAGACAGACCATCTTGTGAAATAAGTGTTACAGCTTTTATTGGATCAGATGGAGAGTATGAATGGCCTATTTATATGGATGGAAAAAAAGTTAATTTAAAACCAGGTGATGGTGTTATATACAGAGGTTGTGAAATTGAACATTGGAGAAAACCATATGAAGGAGATTATCACATACAAGCTTTTCTACATTATGTCGACGCTAATGGAAAATATGTTAACCATAAAGGAGATGCTATAAGTGAAAATTTTACAAAATAAAAAAGATGGTTCAGGTAGAATTATATTTACTGATGAAGAAATTGAAATATTAAAAGATAAAGGATATTTTGAAATACCTGCACTTGCTTTAAAACAAATAAGTAATCATTTAGTAAAATTAGCTTCTGAAATTCATGAGTATCTACCAGAGGAAACTCTTAATGTAGATTCTTTTGAGCATGAACACATTAAATTAGAAGAAAAATAATCCGTAGATTTTAATAAAAATCTATAATATAGTCCCGATATGTTACAAAAAATAGGATTTCAGCCAGGTATAAATAAACAAATTTCAGAGACTACTGCAGAAAGTCAATGGGTAGATTGCGACAATGTACGTTTTAGATATGGTACACCTGAAAAAATAGGTGGTTGGAAGCAACTAGGAACTGATGATTTAACAGGAGCCACTAGGGGTCTTCATCATTTTGTAAATAGCTTAGGCAGAAAATACGCAATTATTGGTACAAACAGAATTTTATATGCTTACTCAGGGGGTGTTTTCTATGACATACACCCAATTGATACAACCACTACGCTTACAAATGCTTTTAGTACCACTAATGGATCACCCACTGTTACAATAAATTTTTCGAGTGCTCACAATATGCAACAAGACGATATTATTCTTTTAGATAATTTTACTACTATAACCAATTCAAATTTTAGTGCATCTGATTTTGATGATAAAAAATTCATGATAACATCTGTACCTACAACCACTACTCTTACAATTACAATGCCTTCAAATGAAACAGGATCTGGTGCAACTACATCTGGTGGTATTAGAGTTCAACATTATTATACGGTAGGACCAGCTGTTCAAGCACAAGGATTTGGTTATGGATTAGGTTCTTGGGGTGGACCAGAAGCAGGAGCAACTACAACTACACTCAATGGTGCAATTAATGATTCAGTCACTAGTATTGTTTTAACAGATGCTTCACAATTTCCTGATACTGGAACAAACTTTGTTATAATAGATTCTGAAGAAATTTCTTACACTGGTATTACTAGTAATACATTAACAGGATGCACAAGAGGAGTCGCTGGTACAACAGCAGCCTCTCACAGCGATGGTGCAACGGTTACAAATTCAACTGATTATGTTGCATGGGGTGAAGCTGCGTCAGGAGATTTAGTTATTGAACCTGGTATGTGGTCACTAGATAATTTCGGTGACAAAGCAATTTGTTTAATTCACAATGGTAGTGTTTTTGAATGGGATTCATCTTTATCAAGTGCAACGACTACAAGAGCTACAGTTATATCCGGTGCACCAACAGCATCACGACACATGGTTGTATCTACACCAGATCGTCACTTAGTATTTTATGGCACAGAAACAACAATCGGTGATACATCAACACAAGATGATATGTTCATCAGGTTTTCAGACCAAGAGGATATAAACACTTACACACCTACAGCAACCAATACAGCTGGTACACAAAGACTGGCCGATGGATCACGGATCATGGGAGCAATTAGAGGTAGGGATGCACTTTATGTTTGGACTGATACAGCCTTGTTCACTCAACGTTTTGTTGGTCAACCATTTACTTTTGCCTTTGCACAAGTTGGAACTAACTGTGGACTTGTTGGACAGAACGCATGTGTTGAAGTTGATGGTGCTGCATATTGGATGTCAGAGAATGGTTTCTTTAGATATGCTGGTAAATTAGAATCATTACCATGTTTAGTAGAAGACTTTGTTTATGATGACATAAACTTAACATCAGGTAATCAAATGGTATCAGCAGGATTAAATAATCTGTTTGGCGAAGTTATGTGGTTTTACCCAACTTCAACATCATCTGTAGTAAATAGAATGGTAGCGTATAATTATTTTGACTCATCACCACAAAGACCTGTTTGGACAAATGGAACACTATCTAGAACAATGTGGAGAGACTCTGCCGTATTTGGTTTACCACACGCTACATTATATGATGCAGATACAGATACATCTTTTGATGTAGTTGGAAATACAGATGGCATAACAACTTACTATCAGCATGAAACAGGAACTGATCAAAATAAAAATGGAGTCATAACCGCAATTACTTCAAACATATCTTCTGGAGATTTTGATATTACACAACAAAGAGCAGCAACTGGTCAGGTAACAGGTGTTGCAACTTTTAAAGGAGATGGTGAGTTCTTAATGAAAATAAGAAGATTTGTACCTGACTTTATAACACAAACAGGAACAACTAGAATTACATTACAATTAAAAAATTACCCTAATGATAGTCAATCAAGTTCTCCACTTGGACCTTTTGATATAACTTCTAGCACACAAAAAATAGATACTCGTGCAAGAGCAAGAGCGGTAGCTATGAAAATAGAAAACACAGCAACTAGTCAAAGTTGGAAATTAGGAACTTTTAGATTAGATACACAACCAGATGGACGTAGATAATGGCAAAGATAGTACAAGTAATAACTAGACCATCAAACGAATATGATATACAGACTGCAGAAGCTCAAGTAAGAGATCTTGATGCTATTGTTGAAAAATTAAACTCAACATTTCAAGAAGAATTAAAAGAAGAAATTGAAGCATTTAACTTTTTTGTAAACTAATATGGCTAATCAATATAAATTCGTAGGTATAGACAACAGCACAACAGGAAGTGCACTTACTCCTTTTGGATCAGGGAACCCTTTAGTTAGTGAAACTTATGTTATTAAGTCTATATTGGTGACTTCTGCTGGAACACCAACAGTCACAGTTACAAATAACAGTATTACAGCTATTAAATCAGCAGCATTAACAGCTAATGTTACAACAGAATTATTAACCCAACCGCTAATAATAGAAGGTGGAAAAACCTTTACAGTTCAAGCAAGCACAACAGATTCGTTTGATGTAGCTATTAGCTATTTAAACATTAAGAAAGAGGTAACAACATAATGATAGAGCTACAACCAGATAAGGTAATAGAAAAGATAAGTAATAAAAAAACAGGAGAAATATATAAAAATGATCAAGAATGGAAGAATAAAGGTATATCTCCAGAGGACATTAGAAAAGATGTAACTCTTATTATGCCAAGTCTTGATTTATTCCCAAAAACAAAATAGAATAGTAAAATGGCCATAACTAGAACTCAAATAGCAAGACAATTATATAGAATCGGTGGAGTCGGAGGACGAGCTGAAGAAGGACCTGTTGAAAGAGGTGGAGGTGGAGATAGAGGTGGATCTGATTTTGGTCAGTTTGCAAGAAGACAACAACAAAATAAAGCGTTAGAAGGTAAAGGTTTTTTAGGAAAAGATTTAGGAATAAATGTTGGTGAACAAAGTGGTTTAGCTAAAGTTGGAGATTTTATAAAAGGTGGTGGAATTACAGGAGCGATATTAAGCTCTTTAGCTGGAGCCTTTCCGAGTAGCGGAACTACAAAACCAGTTAGTCCTTTTACTACAGATGATAATAAACAGATGGA